GTAACGTATTTAACATACTATTATAGGTAACCGTTGGTGCATCTCCATAAGAAAAAATAGTGGTATAATTAGTAGCTTGAGGACTAGAGCTTGGATTCATAGGGTCAATATACAACCAAAAAGATAACCCATAATCATAGGTGACAGATTTATCTATTTTTACAACACTAATTTGATGCAACGATACAGGATTATTTACAATAAGTTGACCATGTGTAGTATAGACTCGTTTGACAATACTACGAAGATAAATATAAGTTAACACAAACAAAATTTCTCCGCTGATAAGTACAATTTCTTTATTAGTTATTTTACTAACTGCTTGAACACTTTGACCTGATGGAGGTGGTACGCGTTTCATAATAAAGTACATTAATACTATAAATGCAATTAAATATACAATCCATTGTTGAGATACAAGAACATAATGCAACGCAATAAAAAAGAATACAATCATTGTAACGACCAACAAAAATGTTTTATAAACAGAATCAGAATCTTGTAATGATTTTGCATAATATAAAATAGAAGCTCCAATAACAGATAATATGATATATAAATTTGTATTTAATGTTAAATCAACCGCTCCTAGTATCGTCAATAGGATAATAGATAAAATATAAAAAGCAATAAGTAATGGTATATAAAGTGAATCATTTTTTGAATTTTTTAAATCAAGACTGTACATAAATAAGCTAACAAATGGTATGTTGGCAAGAAAAAATAATATAAAAATATAAGGTTCTGAATCAAAAGTGGATACGTTTAAAGCAGATAAAATACTTATAATAGCTGAAATAACAAAAACTGTAAACAAAATTACACTTTCAAAATGAATAGAAGCTATAACAGACAATACTCCAAGAATAGAAAAACAGATGAGAGCTGTCATTGAATTAAAATCAGCGTTGAATAATGTTAACATAGATAATACAAACGACGCTCCTGCGCTACTCAGAAACAAATCATCTCCATATTTTATTTTACCCAGAATAGATGCTAAACACATGGTTCCAGAAATAAATAATGCCAACATTTTGTGATGTTCTCCTGTATTATCTTGTGTATTTTTGGAAGCAGAACTTGAAATATTATTGAACGTTTGTTTCAACCAATTGTTCAACAAGTTGGATACGTATTCAAATATCATAGACCCAATTAGGACAATATTGGTAGCACCAGTAATATACAAGTTACTACGAGTGTCGTAATAATTAAACAGTATCAATCCATAACTCAATAAAGTTTCTATTATAATTTTGTACATTTTGTTTACAGATGCGTTCCATGCATCTAGAGAAGATTGTGCAGCTTGTTCTGCTTCTTGTTTTGCAGTTCCATACGTCTTGTCCATTGTATCCAAAGAAGATTGATAAATGTCTTTTGAATTTTGAATGATACTTATAGTAGGTTTAATCCAAATAATATAAATAAGAATACCAGATATAATTAGAAACATCATTAATGCATAAAATTTCATATCGGATATGGATGCTGGCATGATACATTTACTTTATAAAAAAGTTAAAAATTTTCAATCATTGTTTTTTTTCCATGACAATTTCTGCATAACGCTACTAAATTATTGATATGGTTGGACCCACCGTCGGCAAGACGAATTTTGTGGTCGATTTCATACCAAGCATCTAATGTTCCTTGACATCCGTTACATTTCCATTGTTGACTTGCCGCTACATATTTTTTTTTGGTACCACTTACACTTCTTGTAGTTGAATCTCCTCCAGACGCCATGATTCGTTGTTCTTGTGGTGGTACGAAATGTGTATCTAAAAAGGGTGTAATTAAATCTTTGGACGTTTTGTCTAAAGGCATGTAACGAACCATGCCATTCAAATGTCCTATCATCGACCTAGATTCTGATGGATTTTTTTTGATAAACATGTACATTGAAAATGCAGCAAATGCAATTCCAATAATTTTCAGATATTTTTTATAGGATTTAAATTGGTTACTATATTTACCATCGTGCATTGTATCCATAATAAAAAAAATAGCTACAGCAAGTATCAATAATTCAATTTTCATAGTATAGTCAAATACATTATCTTTCTTTTGAAATTAATTTGGCAATGACAGATATAGTGCTATCATGCACACTGTATCGTTTCCCAATTACACTTACTTTTACAATAGACCCAACTGTACAATCGAAAAATGTTTTATCTTCCATGTGATGGTCTTTTGCCAAGAATAGTATAAAGGGTGACTCTTCATCTGGATATAATTTACACTGCAATCCTGCAATGGTATTTGTTTCTACAATACAAGTTAATTCTTGATTGTTGAATGGAACAGCTATTTTACATTCAAAGACTACGGTAAAAATTACATAATGGTCTTTCATAATACCACTTGAAAAACTGACAACGTGAATGGAGCCTTTTTTTACATATCCATCGGTTACACATTTACCTTCTAAGGGTCGCAACGTATGTTCCAAAATCTCAGTTATATTTTTGCCACAGTCTGACATTGGAATTTGAACCGTTTTGGTCAACAATGAATCGGTATATATCATGGTATATACGGATACTATTCTTTATTTTAACTCAATTTATTTCTTTTTCTTTTCTTTTTCTTTTAAATTTTCATTGATTAAATTAAAGTTTCTAGCTACATTTTGAATCACTTCTACGGGGTTCAAAAACCATCGTTTTCCTTTACGTCCATGTTTTTTCAAATCAAAGTACCGCAAACAAAATTCGATTTGCCAAATCAAATGTTCAATCTTGGGAACTTTTTCTTCTTTCACTGAAGTGGGAATGAGTTGGTGTAAAATATCAATCGCATCTGGTTTCTTGGTAATTTTGAAACCAAAACGAGGTTTTTCAGAAGGTAAAGTTGGCAACGATAATTTGAATTCGCGTTCTGATAAATCTTTGGAAACAGATATTCCACCTAAAGGTAATTCTTTATTGTCTATATTTTTTTCAGCGTCTTGTTTAAATACAGGTAAACTAGGGTATTTGTAATCCACATGTTTTTTCCAATCTTTGTAATAGGCAATTCGTACATCTGAATATTCCCATAAAATATAAATACCATTCACTTGAAATTGGTCATAATAGTTTTTCAATTGATGTTCAAATTCATTCAAACTAGGTTGTTCATGTAGATATTTTCCCAATTCAAAACATTCTACATCCGTCAACCGGTCCATTAACGCATGAATGTACATGGTTTGTTTATCTTTGGTCCATTCCTCAACCTTCATGGGTAACAAAGTAGCTAATTTTTTGTACAAATCTTCAAACACACTATAGATTAAATATTCATCTTCCACTGCTCTCAATTTTTGTGTGTTTTCTTTTTCAGATATATCATATTTAGTCTTGAGAACAGTTAATAGTTTTTGAACATTTAATTGTTGTTTTTCTTTTTGAATAGGTTGAATCAGAATAGATTCATGCACATAGGCCATTGGAATCCGCCGTTCATAGGTAGGAATAGTTGGTTCTAAGGATGGAGGTTGAAACATGTAGTATTCACCAATGTTGACTATATAACCTTGCCGATTGAACCGGTCAAACACTGGAGTTTTGTTATCAATCATTTCAGTTAATACGTAATCTATTTTTTCTTGGGGTATAGTTAATTCGTCTATTATTTCTTCTCTAGTGTATACATAATTTTTACTGAACAATACTTTTATTTGTTGAATTAGTGCATTTTTATGTGAAGTTAAATAATCTATAGTTAATTTTGTTCCATCTGTAGACGAGTCTGTATCGCATGTATAATTACAATCTTTCATATAATCAGTTAAAACTGTATACGGCATATCTCCAATTGGATGTTCTATTTTTAATCCGGTAGATGTAATTTGATGTACAGTCAACCCGTTCAATGATTCATTCGTTTGTGTTTGAACTGAATTAAAACGGCAATCTAACGCAATTTCTTTCAATACACGTGTTACTTCTCCTATTTTTTTTGCTTTTTGTTCAGAATTACAATACATTTTATAATCAATCGTAGGTTCAGAATTGTCGTGTAACATGGCCGTATGCATAAAAATTTCAACATTTCTGAATTTAAATTCTAAATCTTTGTGACTTCGAAAACGAACTGCGCGTCCTATAATTTGTTCAATTTGACTTAAATTCCACCATGGATTCAAAATATGTATTTGCCGTATATTTTTAAAATCAATACCTTCTGTAGTTGCGTCCGTAATAATGACTACTTTAATTTGGTTTCCATCTTTATTTTCTACTTGATTGATAAGAGAAATGGTATCTTGAATATTTACAGAGGCGTTAGCAAACGATGGATTCAACACTACATAGGAAAATCCATTGTCTGTTTGATTGTAGTCTTTGCATAAATTAATTCGTTTTGATTTATCCTTGTATTTATAACCAATCGCTTCCAAGGCAACGGCAATTGGATATATGCCTTCTGTAATCTGACGCACATAAATAAGTATAATACCTGCTGATTTTTGTAACATCGTTTGAATTTGGTGTAATTTTCCACTGTATTTGGAAATATGTTCAGTGTCAAAA